TGGAATCAAAGACCATTCTTTTTTTTCTGAAAAAGACAAAATCTTTAATTGATTTAGGGGTAAAATTGGATCTGTTGTTTTGTTTACATCAACTAATTTAATTAAATTCCATTCTTCTAACCTATTTGATATTGTATTTCTTCTAGCAATATCTGTATCTGAAAAATTATAAGGTTTACCATCAAGAGCAAATAATTCTTTAAAATGTACTATGTAATATTTGCCCTGTTTGTGTAAAATGTGACAAGATTGATAAAGAGTTTTTTCTTTTCTACTAGCAACACCAATACGAGTTAGTGTTTCTTTTACTTTTAGAAAATCATCAGGTTCTTTTAACGTAATCTCTACCATTTCGCCGATATCATACATCATTTATTTCCTTCGCCACCTGTATTTAATTTTTCTTTGATCAGATCGAGATCTTTCACGGAATGCAAATGTAAAACTTCTTTAGCTCTTTGTACATTATATCCATAATATTTTACGATCATTTTAATATTTTCATTTTCTTGGGATTTTATCCACTTAGGAAAACGTTTGTTTCGTCTGACTGTATTTATTAAATAATCAAATTGAAGTTTCTTATCAGTATTAGGTCGAATATTCATTTCATTCGCATAAAGGACTGTATCCATTGTATAAGATAGTCCCTTATTGACAATGAAAGGCAAATATTGTTTTTCAACCTGATGGTCAGTATCACCGATCATCAGATTTTTTTTACCGTAATTAATATCGTTTAAAAAATCAAAAGGAGTCATTTTTATTTTAATTAAGATTATTCTCGTATTGAGGCATACATTACATCTGCATTAATAAAGAGTCTTTTTAAAAGAACATTCACAATTAGAAATCTTCGTTTTCTCACAATCGTTAATGCGACCGTCTCTCCTATATTATATTTGTATATTTCATTTGAAAACTGTAATCCAGTATTAATAATTACACCATTAATTCCAATAATGGTATCAAATTTATTTAAGTCCGGCGGAAAACTGTCATTAGGCAATACGAATACCCCAAACGTATTCGGAACGAATTCTGGGTCAATTTCAGGAAATTTTGTTATAATTTTTTCTCTTTGTTTTTTCAGATTTAATGGTACAACCATAACACCAATTGCTGGTCTATCGACTTTTCCAAACATTAACATAGAATTTAAAGACGTTTTTACAATATCGCTTCTAATCGCTAAACCAATTCCTGCATTTTCAGAGATTGTAGAAACGATTAACGTATTGATTCCTACAATTTCTCCTTTCATATTCAGAAGAGGGCCTCCAGAATTTCCTTTATTGATCGCGGAATCAGTCTGTATCGCTTTGATAAAAGGATGTCCTACAAATCGGTCAATGCTAGAAACAATTCCTTTGGTTACAGACCAAATCATTCCCATAGGATGGCCTATGGCGAAAACATCAGCACCTACTGATATTGCATTGGTGTCTTTTACAAATTCAAGATAAGGAATCGGTTCTTTTTTTCCTATAATTTTAAGTAAAGCTAAATCAGCAAGGGGATCAACACCTATTATCTTTATTTCATACTCTCTCCAATCAGTTTGCTCGTGATAATATAATTTTATATAATTTTGTTTGTAAATACAATGAAAATTAGTAATAACATGACCTATATTATCAACAACTGTTCCAGTACATAAACCAGTACGTGATGCGTTCGTTTCTGGGTCTGCATTAGGATTCGTAGATAACAATACTACTGATTGGTTTGCTTTTTTAATAACATTTTCAAATGATCCGTTTTCTTGTGCTGATATGTTAAACTTGACACCTATAAACATAATAAATAAACATATCAAGATATTATACTTGATATTTTTCATGCTTTATCCTTGAAAAATTGACGTGATTTTCTCTTTCGATTCTTCTTGTTGTACTTTGTCTTTATTATTTATTGATTTGTTTAGTTTAGAAGGAAAAAAAGAGGGTAACGTTTTTTCTGAGGTAACACATTTTAATTCATTGACTGAAAAAAGATTTTCTGCCCAAGTATCATTAAACTGAAATGTATAACATTTTTTTTAAATAAATTGACATTCTACCATTATTTCTACAAGACAAGCAACTAGATTTAATTCATGATCTGCCGCAAAAGCCGATTTATATTGCGAATCTGCTAAAATTAATACCAATTGAGGTATCGATGTTGCTTGAACGTGATTTGATGCAACATCATAAATTTTTCTGTAAACTTTTTGCGGATCATTATCCAAGTTATTCACAACCCATTTTCGCACATCATTGAATTTTTTAACCTTCATGTAATTCATAAGTTCGGTCAAATCTAAATCTGAAATTTGAGACAATATACCCGTATCTATGTTACCGTATTTAGAATATTTTTGAAGTTCATTCAGTGTTCGACGATAATCAGGAAAATGTTTCATCAACACTTCCGCAACCACTTTTTTATCATAATTTACATTTTCTTGATCTAGGATATTATAAAGTCTTTTTCCGAAATTCGTCCCAACAGTTAACTTATCTTCTCTGCTTATCTTAAAATCAATTGATTGACATCTAGATCGCAAAGGCTCAATAATTCGATTAACATAATTACACGTCAGTATAAATGAACAATGTTTTTCGAATTCTTCAATAAAAGATCTTAGAGCCGGTTGGGTAGAATTGGGGTTTAAATAATCTGCTTCATCAAGTATAACAACTTTTCTTCCACCATCAAAACTGACTGTTGACGCATATCCTCTAATTTTAGTACGTAAAACATCAATGCCAGATTCTTCAGAACCATTTATCATAAGAAAATCACACCCTATTTCATTACAAAGAGCTTTTGCTACGGTCGTTTTACCCGTACCAGGATCCCCAGAAAGAATCATATTAGGAATACGTCCTTCCAATGATATCTGACTAAAAAGTGTTTTTATTCTATCAGGAAGTATACACTCTTCAATTGTTTTAGGTCTATATTTTTCGACCCATAAAAAAGATTCTCCAAACATTTATAATCCGCGCAATGGGTTAATCTTCATATATTGAATTTGCTAATTCTATAGCAATAAAATATTCTATAACATTATCAGAACTTATAAATTGAGCCAATCCTTTACTTGATAACAATACATTATAATTTTTAGACATTAATTTTGTAATATTTTCAAATTTAAAAATAAATTTGAAATTTTTATCAGTTTCACCAACTACTTGTTCAGAAGAAGTTTCATTAGTTTGTGAATCTAATGCTGTAATAGTTATATCAGCCCCATTACCTATGATACCTATTTCAGGCAACGAAAGTACGCTTGCTTGCTTAATGGAAAAATCTAAAGCACTTGATTCAAGAGTAAAACTAACATCTTCAGTAGGAAGATGGACATTTTTTCCTTCGGGGGGCCTTACAACAAGATCTGGGTCACACATCCAATATTTAACTTTTCTTTGATTTTTCTTGTCCTCAATAAGAATGTATTTTTCTTCAAATTCAACTTCAGGAGTTTCAAATAAAGAATAAGACCCGAGCATTTTTGTTATATCATATATGCCGAAATTCCTCGGTATATCTTCTATAATATTCGCTTTTGCTAAAATTGCTTTAGTGGGAGCAACTGTTTTAATTATTTTTCCTTTTTCAAAAAAAATACCATTATTGATATTGGCAAAATTCTTCAAAACTGAAACGGTTTGATTACTTAGTTTCATAATAACACTCCATATTTAATTGTTTAAATTTCATTTTTTCTTTTTTAAATTTTTCTTTTTGTCCCTTAAAGATTTTCTTCTGTCTTGCCTAGTTGATTTCTTCTCTTCAATCCGCTCAATATTTTGTACTGCTATTGCTTCTTCAGTAACGTTTATTCTAGCTTGTCTTAATTTTTGTGATTGTTCCATATGAACCCTAGCAAGTTCATTAGACGAATCTATTCTTCCAAGGTCAGACATTGAACCATCAAACACATATGTTCCAATATGACCGAGCTTCATCCAAGGACAAAGATAAATGTTTATATCAATATGTCTTGCTAATTGACAAAATGCATAATCTTCGGAAAGATACCTATCAGACTTGTTTGAAGATCCCATTGGCATATAGGAGTCATTATCAATAACCGTATCAAAATATGCATGAATATATCGGTCTCCAGAAAATTGTTCAGAACGATTGTGATCTGGTTTATAATGAAACTGAGGATATGCATCTTTCCATTTAGTAAAAACTTCTCTTTGAATCATCATAAATCCAGTTCCAATTTCTAAAACTTTTACGGGTTCGTTTATCTTTAATTCAGTGGTTCCCTGAACTGGATTAAATACAAAATCGCCCACGAATTTCTGCAATTCGTTTGGATCTTTATCAGCCACCCCAGCATCAACTGCTTGCACAATTTTTTCCCACGCAATACATTTTTTCCCATAGGGGCCACCGATAATAGGGTGTTTATCGTCACACAGTGCGGCAAGAGACAATACGTCTCTTGGATCAAAATGAATATCAGCATCAATAAACATCAAATGAGTAAATTCTTCTGCTCTAAGAAATTCATCAACTAAATAATTTCTAGCTCTAGTAATAAGAGATTCATTGAATATGAAAAAAAACTTACATTCTATTCCATAATTTGCACACATTGTTGCTAGATCAATACATGCCTTTGTGTACATACCCGCACATTGCCCAGCATACATTGGTGTTGCAACAAAAATCTTTTTCTTTCTTAATTCTTCAACTTTAATTTCAATTTGCATTATATCTCCATGATACAGTAATAGAGGATAAGAATTTATTCCCTATCCTCTATTTATGACTGTCAATTAAAAGGGTGTTTCTGTATCCTCTTCTTCATTAGATGTATTCTCTTCTTCAAGGGTAGATTCTCCGTCTTCAGCAGGGGTTTCCCCAGGAACAGTAACATCAGCATCAACTTTGCTGTATAAATCAAGAAACGCAGATTTAGTTTCTTCATCAAAACGATTAACACACATCTGAATTGATTTCATTTTATCACCAAAAATAGCGTATGCATTACAAATATGAACTAGTCGGCGAGTAGCAATAATTTCGTCAACACCACCATCGTAAAATGTTTTACGAATAATGTCCGCCCAGTTTGTAAGTTTATCAACAAACTCTTCATTTTCACAACCAAGAGAAACAAGAACTGCATTGAGAATTTTTTTCTCAACTGAAATACTCGGATAATCTTGTTCCATAGTAATTGCAAATCTTTCAAGAAATGCTTCATTAAGAATATTTGTTCCGATAAATCGTCCATCATCAGAACCTTTTCCTTTAGTATTTGCAGTAGCAAAAACATTAAAACCTCGAACGGGACGAATCCATTGATTTATCTTTTTAATGAAAATACCTTTACCTTCAAGAACAGGTTGCAAACACATAATTTTATTTGATGCAAGATCGACTTCATCAAGAAGCAGAATAGCACCTCGTTTCATTGCTTGAATAACTGGACCATCTTGCCAAACAGTTTCCCCATCTTTCAAAAGATAGTGACCAAGCAAATCATCTTCATCAGTTTCAATAGTAACGTTAACACGAAACATTTCACGATTAAGTTTTGCACAAACTTGTTCAACCATGAATGTTTTACCATTACCAGAAAGACCAGTCACAAAAGTTGGATAAAAAATTCTCGATTTGACAATCTGTTCGACATCTTTACAATGTCCAAATCTAACAAAATGAGAATCTTTATCTGGAATAAATGATTCGGTTTGTACGGGAAATGGAATCACTTTAGATTCCTTTTTTTCTTCAGGATTTTCATTAACAACTGTTTGTGCTAATGCACTTTTCATAGAACCATCAAGTTGAGGGATACGATATACACCTCTAGCAACTTTATATGTCTCATTTTTCTGCACCCATGCAGTACTCACACCAAGTTGTCTTCCAATTGCTTTCAATTCCGGACGAGAAATTTCGTCTTCATAACCAGCATCAATAACAGCTTGAACAAGAGCCTTTTGATTCACGTTCATATTTTCTCCATAATATAATTAATAAAAAATG